AAGCTGCTTCTCGGGGTCCAGATCTTGGCCCGTAAATCTGTGGCACCAGAAGATGGAGAAGTTACCTGTACCAAAGTACCCACCAAATGAAATATGTGTGAAGCTGGACTCGGTGCCCCCGCCCCAATCTATACCCGCGTAGATGGACATACCTTGTGCTAGTCGTCGGAAGGATTCAATATCACCTAGTACAATCTCAGGTTTACACACAGATTGTAGTTGGGCCCTGGTGATAGGTCGTACGCCGGAATCATAAGACCTGCCCAACTTCTCGTTCATGAACTGGGAACGAGAGTACTGCTCTTGCGCTATCAGTATCTCTTTCCAGTCTACCCAAGGAACCATGATCTGAGGAACTCTATACCCCTCAAAAGTAACCTTGTCCCTGTTGTCTTCCCGCATCGGGTTCATAGCAGCCCACTGTGCCTTGGGATGCTGTGCAGAAATAGTCTCGCCGCACTTGTCACAGATTAAACCGGTAGACCCTATGTTTTTCTCCGTCAGTACATTCCAATGCCAAGTACTTGAATCGCTAGGTAAACCATGCCTCTCACACGGTACTACCCACTCGTTCTGTGTGGAGAATTCTGACCAATAGAATTCAATAGTGTTATCTACGGACTTAGGCGTACCCGAATACAAGAACATCTTGTACTTAGAGTGAAATGCGCACTGCTCAATGACGGGAATGTTATCGATCAAGATATCTTGAATTTCATCAATCAGAATTTGATCCGAGGCAATGCCACGCACTCGATCTGCAGTTAGATATGCATATCGAAGTCTGATTTGAGAATAGTTGATGAACTTTTTGAAGAAGACAGCTTGATTGATGGACGACGAGGTATATGCACGAAGTAGAGGAGATGCATCTATCGCATCTTTAATACGATCATTAGAAAACACTTTTGCCTGCTCGGCAGATGGAGCTACGTACAAAGATCTAAAGTTGCTAACTAGTGCAGAATAGCAAAGCATTCTATTGCCAAGCGTAGTGGTTTTTTCCGTCTGACGGCCAAAAACTAACAGCACTTTGTTAGCTGGGGTATCGTAAACCTTACGTAGGTACTCACGACCCTTAAATGAGAAGTCCGCAATACGGCCAGCCTCAGGTATACGAATAGCTGTCTCTGCAAACTCGGATGGGGAGACACCAAGCAACCCTGTTGATGCCAAAGAACCAGACAATACTAAATCTTCAGGCTCTTCATCTATACCGAAGTCAACAGCCTCGCCATCTTCATCATAATCGAAGATGGGTTCCACTATCCCATGATCATCAAAGCAGTATGAAAGGGGGATAGTGTGCGCAGATCTAAGTAGTTCAGCCTCTGATAATGTGATAGTTGCCATGCCTCTCCAGTAAAAATGAACGGCTTGATCTGGTATAAGTATACTGACAGGAATAGAGGATAGCCATCACACTATTCCTACAATTCCCACTCGATAAAAGCAAAAAAACAGAGCCGACGAGTGCTGGACCAAGTTCATATACTTGATATATGAACTTTGTCGTGGTGGCCTTTACTCGTCAAACATAGGCCGGCGTAAGCCGGCTAAACCTTACCCACCGCATCTTTAACTATCTCTGCCTGCCCTAGTCTGTGTGCCACATTGAAAACAAATGCAGCTATGTGCTCTGGGCTCTGCACCCCTAGAGGCATAGACACCATAGGCAACACCACTGACCAGCTATCCACCTCCAGTATGTACTTTACGTTAGCTGGAGTGTCCCTAAAATGATCTGCTATCGCAGACATGATACACGCCTGCATGTTAGACCACCAAGGTGCCAATTCTAGAGCATCGTTTGTCATCTCTGCTATAGATTGCCTAACTTCAACAGAACGTGTCTCATCCATTCTCTTAGTAGCCAGATCAAAAAGAAACTTTCGATCTGTGTGGTAGAAGTGATAGATCAAAATTCCATCTTTAACCCCGAACTCTGTGAACAGTTTACCGATAGTCCATTCCTTGAACTTTGGTACTGCAGAAGCAAGAGCCTCTGCAGTTACAGTCCTGGTAGGTAAGTTATCTACTGCTTGTTGTTCACTATCATCTACTTGGTTTATCTGTTTCTCAGCCATCAGCTTCCTCCAATAATCGGTCGGCCTCAGACATCGCATCAGTACCGCCACCGGACTGGCTATAATTTACACCAGCCACCTCTTCGATAGCAGGAATCTTGTGATCGTCCTTCTTCATGCGGAACTTTTCGAAGGCATTCAGAACTTCACGTAGAGCCACATCACTCTGGCGCATCTCATCCTCAGCAGCCTTGATGATAGACATGTAATCCTTCATCATACGTGCATGATCTAAGGATGCTGGGTCTCTCTCAATCTCCAGTACCTTCAGGAATGCTACGTCACGCATACGACGTGCTACAGCTCCAGTATTGATACTGGAAGGAGGACCCGACATACCCGCTAACCAAGGCACAACCATGTCTGCTATATCTGGCGATGCCCGCAGAGTGGTAACACGAGAATAGGCAGCAGGCTTATCATCCATGAACGCAACCCACTCCCCCATAGAGAGCAGCTTGCGATTCCAGAAGTAGTGACCAAATGCCTCTACCCCTTCTACCGTCAGCTTGACTTTGTGATACTCGTTCAATCTCCTGACTGTCTCCTCCACACGGAGAGGAGACAGCAGGAGTTGCTCTGTACTCTCTCTTAGCCTTGGATTACCAAGAATCTGGAAAGCTTCCTGAGCAGCAGCACTGGGATACCACAGGTCGTGAATACCATGAGATCGTAGATATTCACGAGTAACTAAATGCTCATCCTCAGTTCCCAGATTGGGTGTTGGTGCCCAAGGTTCTGGAAACGGGAGCATCTTTTCTTGCAACCTCTCTATGTATCTACGATTGACGGCATAGAGATTATGATCTTCCAGAATGTGAACGATAGTGTCGACCGAGTGCTTCTGCAACGACAGAAGATAACGAATGAACACCTCTGCTGGGGATCTGTTTACATCCACGACAGTCCCCAGAGCTATGCTTGTGGCAGACTAACCAACGTCTTCAAACCAGCAACTACTTTATCCAAGTGCACCATGGACCGTTGTAATGCACCTTCATCCACAGAATTAAGGCCCATACGTGTAGCCACCAGTAACTCTGCTAATTTCCGTATAACTGCTTCGAACTCTGGTACGTAGCTAGCAAAAATGGTGACGTTCTCCGAATTGATGAACCCTACTGACAGTATCTTGTCTACCGCTGTCGGGTCCTCGAGCATGGCCGCTTCCTTGAGCAGGTAGGCCCGAAGGTTGGGTAGGCTCTTCAGGTAATCAGCAGCTGCTGACTTAGCCTTCTGAAAGCAATCCTTGAATAGAGTTACCGGTCTAGCTGGGAACCACAGCTCTTGGCTTGCTTGTTTCCGCATGCCTACCAAGTCTTTCTCAAACTGTGCTGGGTCTTGCCCTAGTACAGTACCCAGGAAGACGGCATCATCCTTGCTCAAGCACACAGACTCCATGACCCCGGCCAACTTGTCTATGGTCTCACCCTGAAAGGTGAAGTTCTTTCCACTATCTGTGATCACACGGATAGCAGTTGGTAGAGCACGAGCTTCTGCCACCTTGGTGTACTCATCTGGAGATGAGGCCAAGTCAACCACTTCGTTGAAGGACAAGAAGCCACACTCTTCAGGAATTCCGTAATGTCCTTCCTCTATCATGGATACTTCTTTGAGTCCTGGCAGCTTAGTTATGATCAACTGCTCACCAGTAACGGTGTCACACTTGTACCCAGTACCTTCCGGCATTTCGATAGTTGCATGAATGTTGATGGGCACAAACGCGATAGCACCTTCAGGGGTAGCATAGTAGAAGGAGCCGAAGCCCTCTGGGTCTGTGTCTAGCAGGTCTGTATGCCTACCAAGCGGTACACCGGCGATGTTCTCCTGCATCGCTGACTCACTGCCGTTCGTGAACAAGGCCATTGGTAATAGAGTACCGCTGAAGTCCATCACCTTCGGAAAGACCCAACCTACCAGCTCTCGGTTCTCATCCTGTGTCTTCACCTTGTAGAGACCGAACTGGTTGACCACTTCAATCTGAAGGTCCAGCAGTGTCTCCTTGACCACCGGTTGAGTAGTGATAGTCGTGGTGCCATCAGCCTCTACCCTGGATACCATGTCCCCACCTAGCGCACCTACTGCTGCCGGACGAGGAATGTCTTGAGAGTCTGGAATCAGAGCTTCAGTATTTGCTGTCTTGATCCGGAATCCACCTTCGATCTTTTGAATTTGGATGACGTTGGGTTTGATGGCCCCAGCTACCTTCTTCAGGTAGTCCGAGCCCCTAGCCTCCTGTAGAGAGGCATGGCCTAGCTTGTACAAAAATTCACCAACTACTGGATTCTTTGTCACTTGTGCGAACGTGACGGAGTTATCAGCACCCATCTTCTCTATAGCATCAGCAGCCTGTTCCTCTGTGATGGTCGGAAGAATGGCATCGATTAGGAGTTGTGTTTGAGCACTACTCTCTTTACCCATTCCCGCAGCTCCGATGTCTGCCATGATGGGACCACGAGCACCACCGTACTGCCTGTGTGGTGGATATAGCTGTTCGATCAAAGAAATATCACCGGGACGTTCACGGATTGCTTCGAACAGGTTGGGCCTGAACAGGGCCTTCTTCAGACGCTCATCCGTCAGAGGCTCTACCTTCCCGTCGTACATCAGAATATCAAGAGGCTTCAGCTTACCATCCTGGATGATGACTGGGATCAAAGCCTTCTGTCTACCTTTTAGCACCTCAGGGGTGTCGTCATCTCGAGGATTGATGGCCATCCTATTGAGGAGTTCAATCTGCCCCAGACCATATCTCCGGTCAGCATCGATAGTACGAAGCACGACCTTCGGAGAGTAGTCACTGGAGTAGGGTACTTGACGATACAGTTCGTCTAAGATTTGCTGAGGCCAGTCGTTAGCATCCTCGCTTAGACCTGCCTCCATGCCTGTCTTTTCGATCTGTATAGGTGCGTTGTCTAGAAACAGGTCCATGATAAACTCCTCACGTAATTTTTGCAGTGACCGGCCCGCCAGTAGCTGATGAACCTATAACCACTGCTGCTGAAGTAAGCTGTGCACAGACACCGGTAGCTACAGCATCCGCTATAGCACGTGCCAAAGTTTGATCCAATGTTACTGGAATCTGCCCGGTAACGGATGTCTTCACATCCACAGTACCATCCGCATTTGGTGTCTTTACCAAAGACATCGCAGGGGCTGAACCGATAGGTTTTGCTATCAGCAAAGCATAAATGGCATCAGACATGACGGAAGGTACAAGAGGCATTTGATCTATTTAACCACAACTTTCTTGGCCAGAATAGCTTGCAACGTACCTACCTGTGTAGGTGGAGCGTACGGCAAATGTGTATGAGTAGCAAGCCACTGCACTAACTGTAACCCAAGAGGGGGCGGCTCGGAAGCGTCAGGACCACCTATTTTTGTAAGGGGGGCGTCGATTGTCTTGATCTTAGCCCAAGTCTCGGTGCTTGAGTCTGCACCAGTGATGGTATGTTCACCTGTGATGGTCTCAGTAACCTTACCGTTCACAGTTACTGAACGGTCTCCAGTTACCTGAATGGTCTGGTCACCTCCGACCGTCAAGGAATCATCCTGCTTCACCTCCACCGTACGAGAGCCAGCTTGCATGGAGTAGGAATAGCCATCCTTAGATATCCTAAGTACATAGGCCGGGTCTCCAGAGACTTGGCCACTCATAGGATCTATATTCCCCGGTGCAACCACAACCTCTATGTACGACTTGGCTGCTTTAGGGTCAGCAGTAGGTTCTGAATCTAATGAACCCACACTCACCTTGATTGAAGCGTTCTTATCCTGAGCAAACTCCCTGGTCAGAAGGGTAAACTCAGTAGGTGCATTGCCAGAGGGATCTTTCTCGACCGGGTGAACTAACCAAGACAATGAACCAGCAGCTGTGTTGAGTTCGTAGTTCTCACAAAAGTCGCGGATGAAATTGGATATGGGAACATAGGCACGTTGGCAAATATTCGTAGACCCTATTTGCAGGACCCCACCCCTCTTTAAGATCAAAAAGTTCTCATCCCTACCCTGTATCCATATATCCCCCGGATTCATCACAGGACGTCCAGCACGATAGCTAGCATCAGTGGTCTTCGGTGTAGTCGTGCCACCTGAGTTGGTGGTCTGAGCTGGAGGCATGTCATCAGGACTCTCTACATCTGGGTCTTGCGCCTCCTGTTTAACGTCCCCAGAGACAGCCCCTGTCACCTCTGGGGCTGTGATGAAACCCATAACGAATGGAGACTCCTCATCTGAAGGCCAACATAGAACACAGATTGCCCCTACCTCCGGGCAACATGAGAATCCTTCTCCATTGTTGTAGTGCAAGTACGGAGACATTACCTGCACACCAGCCATCTGCTTCCCGCTATGCTGTGCAGTCCAATCCACAGTCATGTTTTGCACATTCACGCTTGCGACTACACCTGTCTCGAACCTGGCAGTCCTGTTACCAGTTCTAGCAGCAGAGTTTCTGAAGGAGGCAGCCATCAGTACCACTCCGGGTGTTCTTTAGGGGGCTTGCCTAACTCGGCGGCATATACGATCGCCGGGATAGGATGGAGGCTGTGTATGTGACTCTGCCAGCCTTGTTGAGCTGCCTGGATAACAGTCTTTGCCAAATCTTCATGGTTGAGCTTCGCCATCCAGTCCTCTTGCATATCCATGGGTAGTACGTTTACACCCTTCAGTATGGGCTCGTGAACTATTGGCCGCTCTCCCTTAGCCATATGCCTATTCAGCGATGATACATATGTAGTCGGAGCAAAGTCACCACGGATAAAGTGTGTAGAAGACCCTGGGTCTTTGATCTTAGTAAGATTGGTAAGAGCCTTGATCACAATCTCATGGTTGCGTCTGCGAATTCCTTGCCCTTTATACATATTATCTAGATCACTCGCTAGCAAAGCTTGCACTGGCTCCAGCCCGGTCAAGGGGAGCATCTCATGCGGATTCACACGGCCTTCTGATATAGGCAGCCCTTTTTTGACTTCCGTACCTACTACCAGTGGTTTCTTATCATAGACAGGCAGTCCTCTAGACTGCGGGATGTAGTGTCGCTCGCCCTCTATGATCACATTGTGACCACCGGCTGTATCCTTTTCAATCTTAGTCACCTTCCCATTCACAGTACTCAAAGTAGCAGAACCAGGAAGGTTCTTCGGGAACATGAGTAAGTCTTGTACCTGCTCAAACTGATCAACAAGGGATGATTTAGACGCTGCAGTGCCTCCGCCATGAAACGCCTTCATGGCGAGCTGTGTTGCACGTTCTCCCAAAGCCTGGCCAGCAAGTACACCTACATTCAAGCCTATCTCTGGAAGGGTACCATTCTCGGTTAGGCCATGGCACATTGCACATAGCCCTGGGCCATGCAGACAACGAAGCGGAGACCTTACTACCACCTTACCTACATTGTTGTTCCGGAAAGCACTCCTGAGTTCTGGTGTGATGAGAGTTCCTGTCTTTACGACCTTACTGCCTAGCTTGATATCTGCGGCCGTATATCGATCTAAGATGTCCTTCTCATCTATAGACAGAGCAATACCTTTGTCTGTGCCACAGTCATGATCTAAGATGAGATTGTTCATCGTAGAGTTTATGACCTGCTTAGTGATGTGCCCAGGCTCTTGTACTGCTTGTACCTTCTGGATGACCCCCTTACGTCCACCACTAGTAGCTGTCCAATAGCCGGCAATATCAAGACCTTCAGCATAGGACCTACGTACAGGGTTAGGTAGTATCTCCCCCTTGTGATTGGCCATAAGCATAGGTGCTGTACGTATCTGCCTGATGGTATCTATGCCTCCCTTCATACCCATGTTATGCAGCAACATGAGATTGTTGCCCTCTTCAGGTATGGCTTTTAGATGGGCATTCAATTCCTCTGTCGCCTTTGTATAGGCTTCGATAGCTTTAGCATCTCTAGATGGGCCCGACATTTTAGAAACCAGGGCATCGGCTTTGGCCAAAATTCTATCTCTGGCTTCCCGTTCGGGAGCCAAATCCTTTAGGCCGACAGAGAAGGCAGTCTGGGTAGCCCACATGTTTCCCAAGTCTTTAAGCTTGTTGATGGACTGCCCATACTCGTTCTTATGCTCCTTCGCAATGCGTGTCATCAGCTCTTCCTGAGCTGATGAGTTCAATGGATCTTTTGTCTCCAAATACCCCCGACGCATAGCCTCAGGTAGGGCACCAGCCACCATGAACCTGCCTACTGTAGAGTGTATGCCGCCAACCTTTACTTGATCTGTAAGTTTGACTTCTCCTTTTCTTACCGCAGCTTCTACATCCTGAATCGTAGAGAACTCATGGTTGGTGACAGCTCCTACACGTGTAAGACCATACAGACCCAATTTACTTTCGCCAGATGGGCTATACATAATCCGGCCACTGGCGGGGCTGAATAAGTTGTTGGATGGAAACATCTTGTAGGCTTCAGCAACAGCATCTGAGCCGATAGGTACAAAAGCCCCCATGCAGTCCCAAACTGCAGCACCATTAGCCATAGTAAATGTCCAAGGGCCGGGGACCTTGAGATCGTACATGGTTTTGATCTCGCCAGTCGCCTTGGATAATACTACTCTATCCCAACCTACGTTTTCATTGAGAGCTAAATTGAACCATTTAGAAAGATACTCAGAACGTACAGACGTTGCAATCATTCGATCTAAGTTCTGTGTCGTGATTCGTGTTACACCACCACGAGACTGCTTGAGTACGGTATAGCTAGAAAAAGCTGCTGCATTATGACCGTGCCCATTACGTTTGGCCGCACCCGAATTACGTAAATGTTCCAGCAACTCCTCTTTAACTGCCTCGGGAAGTGGTACTTTATCTGCCCTGCCATGTGCTATTTTGCTGGAATTTCGCAACTTGGCAAGTGCCACTCTCTTTTCCGTGTGTTCTAGTTTGATCCAGTCAGCATCCTGCACAGTACGAATAGAAAATGTAATAACCCAAGATGGTTTGCCGGCGGGAGTATGGGTAGGTGTACAACTTGCCACCAGCCCCAGTGATAGACCAAGAAGTTGTATACTCTCCATCAAATCTGGGCTAATGGTGCTGTAAGACATAGTAAACTGAGGAGCCCTATTTACACCATTGCTCCAGTTTACAGTACCATCTGTATCAATCAAACCACAGAAAAGCCCCTGGCGAAACTCTACAGGGAAATGTAGAAAGCCATCAGGTAGGTGTTTGTTAGCAGCACCCTTTCCGATCAAAGGCTCTAGCCACAGACCTAATGCTGTAGAATGTACAGAAGACTTGAAAGACTGACACTTGTAATCGCCAAACTTGTGCGGAGCTGAGATATCTCCAGTATGTGCATTCTGTGCTATGTACTTACCAATGGCATCCCACTTGTCTGCAACATCTCTACCTTCCGCACCATAGGCCAAGTATACTGCTCTGCATTCCGAAGTGGATTCGTCTTTCAGCTTTCCTGTAAAACCATAACTAATCCCAGCAGACACCCACCCATCGCCAACAGTCGCACCCAAAAACCAACCTACATCAAATGTAGCTGGTACATCCGCCAACATGGCGGTGGCTCTATTACTCTTTGCTGTGGCGCCGGGTAAAGAGGGTATAGGTGCTGGTCCTGAATTCAAGTATCGCAAAGTTGGTAACCACATACCTTCAGCACTTGCCGGCACAGCATCATAAACTTCTAAAGTGGCCGGGTTAAGAAGAGCCAGGCTATGATCTTCGGAAACGAACATCTCCCGACCACGCTCAGTCTCTATCCTCCATTCTTCGCACGCAGGATGCACAGAGTATTCAGTCACTTCTGACATCTCAAATGCACCATCACTATACGCGGGTACGAATGTACCAGGTGGTACCTCGTATACGCTAACACCAGCTCCTGTTGTCCGAATCGGATCAGGCAAGTGCGGGAAGTTTGCAAGGTCTACGATCTTATATGAGAAGAGTTTTCCAGTGTGTGGCATGCCATCAGCATACTTCTCATCAAGTACCGATGCAAGTAGAATCTCGCCTATGACGCTATCGCCGTCGAAGTCAGCATTGTATGAACTTGTAATCAGCGGCTGTACCTGTATTGCCTTACCACTCACAATTCTAGGTTGTAAGCCTTGAATACCGTACTTGTGGAGTACGGGGTCTCGCTTCAACAAAATGGGCCGGTGAAGAATAACTCTATCCAACGCTCTATCTACTATCTCCCCACCCTCCGCTAACTTCTTTTGTGCCGCCAAAGGTGAAACCCCTAATAGGTTTCTTAACTCACGGATTATGAAAGGCTTGTACAACTCTAGTGCCGCAGCTTTAGGTATACCCACCTCATCCAAACTAAGAGATGGTTCCGGGATGATGGTTCCACGCATAGTCATATCTTGCTTACGTGTAACCAACTGCTCCTGGAAAAAGCCTTCCTTAGGTTGCCCTACCTTAGAGTCGGTACTTGGATCTATGTGCTTACCTGAGATATAGTCCAATATGCCTCTACGAATTCCGTGAGGGTATCCGCCAAGACCAGACAGAGCACGAAGGCCGTCATACACCTCTTGTCTCAGTTCTACTTTTGATTGATCGTCTTCCGGTATTAGAGGAGACATCTTTGCGTAACGTGAGGCGGTCAGGTGCAGACCTTTGTACAATCCGTTCAAATCTTCTTCGCTGATAGTACCATCAGGCAAAACAGATAATGGGCGCATGGATGGTGGCAGCACTGGCACATTCTTCAACATGTATGCATCACGGGCACTCAATCCTGCCCTATCCAAGGCACTGAGAAACTTGACCTTCTTATTGGCCGCATCCAGATAACTATCTTTGAGCTTGGGTTTTTGGAGAGCCACAAGAGCTGCAGCCAAGTCTTTCTTCACATCTATCTTACCGAGCATGGCATCGAACGCTTTGCCACCCAGCAGACATCCCTTCATCTTCTGTGGATTTCCAATATGTCCTGTGGCAGGGTCATACCCCATAGTTCCTGTAACTAGGCCGTCGAACTGATTTGATTTGAGCCCGGTTAGTTTGGTTATTGCTCCTTCGAACACCGGGTTAGGGAATGCTTCAGGTAGAACAAAATGCGCCCACTGATTTCCTTCCATTCCGCCTGTGATCTTAGGATCAAATAATCCACCAACCTCCGGGCGCATGGTCTTAGCAACAGTTAGCTTGGCTGGGTCCTTGAGTTCACCATTGCTCATCTCTTTGACTTGCTTGTCCGTCATGGGTACGAGAGTTAGACTGTTACCAACCTTCTCTACGTTTACATTCAGACCCTTGATCAAACTAATAAACTTGTTGTACGCGAACGTAGGCTTTGGAGTAGGTAGCATTTCGCCAGCTTGAAGAGCGGCCCAGAACTGATCTCCTTGACCTGAGTCACTTTTTAGGGTCTGCATCTCTCGTAAATTGGATAGACTTCCATGGGCCAACATAGAGTACAAACCCAACACACCTAGAGATTGGGCACCATGGGGCCCGCCTCCTTTAGGTATCTTATTCTTATCGTAGGCATACCCATACCCCAAAGCTCGAGCACTAAGCTTCTTTTCCACCTGGTGGTGAAGCTTTAGGATATGCATAGGGCCTACTAAGACATCCCCCATAGGCCGCCCATTTGCAGGGTCGTAGACTGTCTCCTTATCAGTCAGGCCGTTCTTCTCAAGGTCTTGTGTTACCTGAGCATGTAAATCTGCCCCCGGCTTGAAGTTCTTAATGAAGTAGGTCTTACCTGTTTTCTCCGCGACCTTAGCCGCAGCTACCTCTAGCACCTGACCCAGATTGGTTCTACCTGTTACACCTAGCGGATTTAAGATCACATCTAGTGGTCTACCATCCTTGGTGTGTGGAGATTCATGATCAGGTATGATCCTAGTTATGATCCCTTTATTGCCATGACGCGCTGTGATCTTATCTCCGATCTCTAGAGGTTCCTCAGTCTTTACGTGAACAGCAACATTGGTCCCAGTCTTCACTACCTCCTTCACTACTCCTGGATAGTCTTTGTCCCACGTGATACTCGCATCTTTGAATGGACGCACGATTGATTTGTGTAGCTTGGATAGTTGCACATCCTCGCGCTTCTCCGATTCATTTGAAGCGCGGAGAGCAGCTATGAGAGTATCCCCAGGCATAACCACTGTACCTGGCTTGATCACGCCTTCGTCATCCAGCTTCTCAGCCTGAGCTCTGTTCATTCCTGTCGGTATATATGCTTGAAACTTACGCTTATCTAGAACGTGCGCTACATCGCGTTCTATAGAATGCCTATGAAGATGTTCGGAAGTGAGCTGCTTAGCTGCGCTCTCTGTTACTACAATCCCGTCCTCGTAATTCATGCCTTTGTAGGGCATGAATCCAACGCGAAGGTTGGTGCCCATAGCCAAGACTCCCCCACGGGTAAAATTCGAGTCGGCTATTGTCTGCCCAGCCGTAACCTTGTCTCCTACCTTTACTATAGGAGTAGAATGTAGAAATGCTTTGTCCTCGTTCAACGGGAAATTATCGTAAATCTGAACCTCGTGTTTCTTACCATATGTGTCTTTGATTACTACTGCATCCGGTTTGATCTGAGTAACAGTACCATCAACACGGCTATGGTGACTGGCAAAGCCACCAATCATATGATCGAAGCTATGTGCACCAGCCAGACTTTGTACTAGAGGTACTTCTCTGTGCAGTAGAGAGACAGCCTGCTCCATTTGTCTTCCGGCCATAGTACTTCTGTTCGGGTGGTCAGCCGGCATAAACGGAATCATGTTTGATGCAAACGAGAACATCTGCATCGGGTCTCTCATCACATAATCGGCACCTTTCATAGAGCCGTCATAAATTTCATTCTCCAAGCCACTGATTTTGATTGAGGGCCCTATGGGTACAGGTTTACCATCCACCCACCTCACTTGATCTGGAAGAACAACGTGAGACTTGTAAGCAACGGTAGGATTTACATCCTCGTTTTTGCCAGTGTGTAGGTTGTACATCTTTATGGAGACGTCATGACCTTTCTTTTGTACACCCACAGGCAAACGCAACACTATACCCGTGCTCGAACCTTCCGGGGTTTCTATTGGGTCCAAGAAACCCAAGTGAGACGGATCAATTAGTTTTGCCTCATCCGACACAATATGTTCATCTCTAATACCGCCCTTACCCATGATGGTGGTCTTGAACTGGGCTGAGATCATTTCGAGGGGGTTAATCTGACTAGGTACCGAAGCTAATGAGTTCTTGGAGAACATCTGGCGTATGTGCCGATTGAATGTATCGGGGGCTATGATGTCTCTAACCTTATCTCTCTTATCTACCGTGTTGCCAATCTTGCGTAAGATATCACGAGAGCCCTGCGTGATACGTTCTGCTGCAAAATCCTCCATTGAATGGAGGTCTTTGAACATTAGGGCGTCCCTAGGATCTGACTTGGCCTCTCCACGAGATATCTTGAGTAGCTTGTCTGAAGCATCCAATAGCGTGGCGCCAGTTACATTGGGGTGTGCCTTGCCTAACGTAAGCATGTTGACATCAGGACTCAGCTTGGTGTCGTCCATGACTTGCCAAAAATGCGCACGCATATCTTCCGGAGTCATGGTGGCTGCAGGCTTGAGACCTGTATCAGCCTTGTAAAACTTGGACAATGCCTTCGGCATATCTGAGTGATTGGCTACTGCTATGTCCTTACCCCACCGCTTCTCTACCTCTTCTTCCGGCACTCCCATAGCATGCAGTAGGGGTTTCAAAGGTATGTTAGAGTTGCCATACCCCATAGAGAACTCACGAGTGGCCGGGTCAAAGTGAATCTTGAACCCTCCACCAAGAGCATTGAAGTGAGACTCCAATGCACCGTCAGCCTTGATCATATTGTATACGCCAGGCTTCAACCGCCACTGGTTATCTACTTGGTACTCCTGTCCATCCACAATGTGGCTATAGCGATTAGTAAGTTTAGGCAGGTTCATCAACCTGATCTTTTGCCTGTCGAGCACTTTACCAGTAGCATTGTCCTTTAAGGATATCGTGGCTTCTACTGGTACTGTCCATGATTTACCTTCAAGCTTAGCCACTTTCTGTGACCTGATATCGGGACTGTCCAGGTCATCCCTAACAGCTATATCATGGAGCTCTAGCGTGTTCTTCTTCCCTGCTACCGGGAAGAGACCACTGACTGCCTTTTGTACTCGGTCTTTGAGGAGATCAAACCCCTCTTCCGGGTCAAGACGTGCCAAGAGTATCTCCTATGCGTGTGTTGATGCTTACTAGACTACCAGAACATGTGCTTATTGAGCATGAAATTGTAAGTCAAAAAGCGACATAAGGATAGTGCAGAGGGAATGAACTTCGCCTCTGTCCTGTGCCATAGCTTGGTACAGTTTACAACCCCTAAGTACAGGCGGTTTGAAATGCCCGAGGCCGACACCCACCAAGAAGATAAAGACAAGAATGCTATGGGAGATTTCGAGGATGCCGTCATGTCTGAGATCGAAAGTCATAAAGATCAAGATGAGGAAGTAACGAAACTGGATTCAAAGCAGGATAAAAGCTGAATGATCTGGCACTTTGTTTTCAGCTTTCTGGTAGCATACATGACAACACTAATGATCCCTAGCAGACAACATGCACGCACCACTAATCGTCAGACCGAGCTTTGTATGTAGCCTTTGCTCGGCTCCTATGGAAAGTGATGATCCAGAAGAGCCTACTGAACCAGGGGGGACAGAGCTAGTAGTGATTGAAAACGGTAAGATATTACCTATGCACAAAGATCCGAATTTCTTTGTGTTCCACTCTTGGGTAGATGTACCTCCAGGCGAATTACCAGAAGGTATAAACGTAGAGGTATCAATCTGGCATCGAGAATGTTTCGATAACGTCTACAACGAAGTAGATGACAGTGAACATGCTATTAGCACAAGACATTGTGCTATGTGTGATCAAGACTTCGATGATAATCCATATGGCAACCAGATCACATTGGGCAGAATTGATCTAGAAGAGGAAGTGTTCATGGAGGATGGATCTGCTACGCCAATGAAATTATGCAGGCTCTGTCTGCATAAAGTATTAGGAGAAGGAGACTCCGAAGAAGGAGCTGCCTTACTTCAAAACAGCCTGTTGTAATCAGTATGAAGACGAGGCAGCCCACAGAAGGTGGGCTGCCTATCGCTCCTACTCAAACTAGAAAGGAGGAACAAATTGCCAAAGTACCATGGAATCATTGATCCCACAGTGCCAGAAGTCACATGGGAGAATTTCCAGCAAATATGCCTGTTGGTTGTAGATGAACCAATAAACTTCTACCTGGAGCTACAGAAAGGAAAATATGGTATGCGGCCAATCTATGAGCCCCAGGGGCATACAAATCACCCACCCAAGCTAGTCTGGTGGTTCCCAAAGTTCATAGCTGCAGGATTCGTAGAGAGATACAAAGCAAATACTCCCTCCGTTGATCCTAACTGGCCAGATGAGTTGGCAGCCGAAATCTACGCGGAATGCAAGCCTTTCCAAGATCATAGAGAACGGCAAGAAGTTGCACTACACGCGCAGCAAACTGCCAGATGGGAGTTCCTGGTGGCGAATGGGCTGGTAATGAAAGCACCAACTAAACCATAGCTGCCTCAGGTCCGCGCTGTGGAGGTCTCTGCTTTGGCAGAGCTCTCGCAGAAGCGGCTGAGGCAGCTGTGGGTCCGTTTGCTCCACTCATCATTAGACCAACAACTGTATCGTGAAGCTCTGGACTACGTTCTTGGAGCCGTCTGAGTGTTACTGGTTTCTCCGCAGGAGTGAGTCTTGAAATCCTGTCCGCCAACTGTCTTGCTACGTACAACAAATCCACATTCATTCCACCCGCGATATCTGAATTGGTGGCTGAAGCTGGATGCTGTTGGATGCTACTCATAGTAAGTGGAGATGAAATCTCTTTTGGAGGTGAGATCAAAGCTGGATTTCTTGGAGTAGGTGTTAGGTCTGGGGACTTCTGTGGAGCCGGCTGTCCCGTCTGTGCAGCTGCCTGGTCTTGCATCATCCCGTTCTGCATCTCTGACTGGAAAGCCATCTGCTCTTTGGCTGCTTCCGTCTGTATTGCAGCTTGCTCTACCATGGCTTTGGCCTGAGCCTTGTTCTGCCACTTTGCTGTGACAAGCATGGCCTCCCCCTCCATCTCCGCCTGTAGCAATCTCTGCTTCTTCATCGCAGCTACACGGCGAGAAGCCTCCATCTCCATGATCTTATCTTCTTTAGCCGAGTCGTAGTCAGCATCAGCCATAAGAGACTCGTCAGACATCTTGCCAGCTTGGTTGAGCTGGAAGAGATATGCCTTCCTCTGTAAATCATCCGCCATCTTGAATGGCTTGAACCTTGCCCCTACCTTGGGCCAACTCAGGTAAGAGGCTGTCCTATCAATCACCCATCGCAAGAGGGACAACTGATCTGACAGGTAACCCAGGAACATGTTCTCTAACATTCTCAATGACACATTGCTTCCACTATAACTCAAGCCGCCAAAAATGAGCTCATTGGGTACTCCCATGCCAGCAACAATGTGCTCAGACCATACCCTGATTTCTTGGCTCAAGAGTAGAGCCCTACCATCACCACCTATGGTCTCTTGGCCAATAGGCAGTGGAAGAATAGGTATGTAGTTGTTATCGCTATTGTGGGTTGCAACACCCCAAGTACAGAAGGTACTGTCACCGTCCATCTGGAAAGCCACGACAGTATCGGCCTCTACTTTTGCTACCTCTTCAATTCGGAACCAGGCAAAGCCCTCTCTAAATAGACCTATCCTACTGAATGTTGATCCAGAGTATGTTTCACCCGCCAGTATGGCAGACAATTGTTTATGTGAGTCTCCAGACACCTGTACTAAGTAGCAACCATGACCCTTAGTCTTTTTACCGCAAATCGTAACGTCCTGTCCCTCTACAAAAGAGATGCCCGGCATTACCTGCCAAGAAAGCATCAGTTGCCGGGTATCTTCTGCCAGCTGCCTGCTAGAGACGCCAAGCACTGTCTTGTCTTCGTAGTAAGACCCATCTCCATCCAGCACTCCATTCACCGCAGCCACAGCTATGTCATCTGTGGCATGTCTGATCACATCCGGTAAACGCTTGTTTATGGCAGTGCCTGGTATCAGTGAATGGAAAAATTGAGCAGCCACTATGCTAGGATAAGCAATTTGAATCCCATTTTCAGATTTCTCTCCACCAGTTTTAGAAGCACCAAAACGAGAGGCAAAAAATCTATCCAGCTTATCCACAAACGCTGTTTCATCTTTGTGGAGAGAGAAAAACACACCCTTAACTGTAGTATTACCCTCAGCGGCATATAGACCAAGGACCCACGCCAATTCTTGATCTAGGTTCAAGTATCTAGGCACTCTTCTGAGAGTGCGCCCTTCTCTTATTGCAGCTTGTGCACACTTGTAGGAATTCAGACCCCACCCATGCTCCTCAAGCAACTCGTTACGAGAAGAGACCTCCCCATGCGCAGACAAGTACTCAAAAATAGCCGGTACGTCTATATCAGTATGGTCTATATAAACCCACTCCTCTGTGACAGCTCTGTCTACATACTCCGCTAGATCAAGTTTTTCTACCTCGTTGATCAACCGAACTGTTGGATAACCTACGTAATCTCCAGGAGTTAGCTCTGAGACTGGAATGAAATCTGCAGAGCCAAGCTTGTGCCCATTCCCATTATTTATCTTTTTGGCAGCCCATATAGGGTGCTCTTCAGAATAGACAGTGTCTATGGCATGCTGACCGCGTACCTTGAGTCTGTACGCAGACTCACCATCATCCATTTGACGCTCATGACGCTTAGTCACTGTCTCAAATATACCGTACCTGTTCTTCAGTTGATCTCCAACACCAACATCACCAGCTCTTTGTAGACCATTTATAGTCTCCACGAAGGAGTCAGGAGTCACACAACGCCACCTACGTAGCTCACCTGCAATCTGATCATGCCAGTCTTGTAGGTTCACGGTTGTATACGGATCACTGGTCGCTGATCCGGCTTGTGGGAACAGCATTCTGAGTGGGACGATGTGCTCGAGCGCTATTGCCTCTTGCGCTTTGCGTAAAACTTGCAAATAAAAAGTGTCCTTCAGGACCGGCAAGATCAAGGGGGTGCCCCAACCTCTATCTTTGCCGGCAAGGGTAGGCCGCTTGAAGTGGTAGATGTTGTCCCTGCTGAACACGACAGCCTTTCTCAAGCGAAGGGCATCGATGAACAGTTGGGGCACACTCTCTACCGCTGATTTTTTGCCTATTATGATATCGTTCTTCAACTGCACTGGGATCGAATAGTAGTACTCATACTCCCCACAGATATCGTTGTATCGAATGTCAATGTCTTCAGGGTTCCATCTCAAGAGCCTGATACCCTTAGGCGCCTTGATGTAATGGTCCCTGACCTTGGCTATGCCCGCATGATCGCACTGCTCGCACTGCCAGTGGAACTCGAAATTCATGAACCGGTAGATGGCATCTGATGCCTGCTTCTCAAAACCACATCGAGTGCAACGAAGCATCTTTACAAACGGATAGAAGATGCTGACAAGGCTGTTACCGTAGCAATTACCCGTCAGTACACCATCTTCTATTGCAAAAGTGTGCGTTTCTGGTTCTACACAACAAAACACTTCTTCCACCCTGTTTGTAGATACGACCTTCTTTACCTTTACGCACTTACCATATTCTGTAGGTACAAAACAGCTTAGGAATCTTTGTTTTTGATCCGGTCTGATAAAATCCTGTTCCCTCATAAATTGTGTAAAGAGGGACAAATAATTCATAGGCTCTTGCTGTTTGGTGAAACTGTTCCAAGCCCAGTGCTCCCGTACCTGACCACCACATAGCCCCAACCAAGGTAACCTCTCCGAGATGGCACAAAGAACATTGGGATCTTTTTGAGTCAGTATGACTTGCCCACGATTATCCACAGAGCCATCTGTAGACAGCAAGCCACATGTAAATCCATACCAGTAAGAGGCTGAAGAAGACTCTGGCAACTGCTTATAGGCGGGAGATTGCCCATACACACCAAGGTATTTATCCTCGTGATGTGGAGTGATCGTAGCATACCCCTCAAAGTACCTGGCTAAGTACCTCTTCTCCGCTGTGTAGAGTATGACATGTGCTTGTTTCCCCTCGTTTGACAGCGTTCCATCGCCAAACACTATGCCGTGTCTAACACCTTCCCAGAATAGATCATTTTGAGGTGGTCTGTCTGCAACCACTCTAGGTACAGACTTACCTGCCAACCTGTCCGTCGTTCTCTTTACAATGGATGAGGAGGTAACTCCGGAAGGCTGCTTGCTCCAAGTTTTAACCGGCCACTCGTGCTCTTTAGTAGCGTATATAGTGCCTTGCCCAGTGTGTACCTCCCACAGCTGCTGAAAACCGTGAGATTTGAAAGTAGCAGGTCTGTATACCCCACCCTGTGACAAGACATCTACAGTTTTCCCCGCCAAATTCTTGATGGGGAATACCCCATCTCTGGTGATGACACGTGTAGTACCAGCAAGACAGAAATAATCAAGACCAATTTCGATCTGAAAAGGACGATACCTTAGCTGCTCATTGAGGAAACTGCTCCAGCTCTCCTTTAAGTCTTGCTTTTCAGTATCGAGAATGATGTCTGTGATGGGGTAATCTGCCATCTTGGAGACCACTGCATTGATCAATGGATTCACCAAGAAGTAGTACCGGCACCACCGGAACATCTGCTTGACCGTTGCCGGCAAATAGGTCTGTCCGATATCGAAGAAGGGGCTAGGGTATTGCAGACCGTAATCTGCAGAGCTACCAGTACGCCCTCTAGTTCTAGCGAAGCGGAGGGCAGAGGAGTCCCCATCACCACCTAAGCCACTCATTGAATACTCCCCGGCATCAGAGTTTCTGGCATAGCTTGGGCACTAGAGTTAGGCACTAGATTACCTATAGTTCTTCCTACTCCGGCCCCTGCTTTACCGGCCCAATGACCGAGCAGTGCACTAGGTAAAAGACCAGCTGGGCCCACTGTATAGCCAAGTGTTCCTGCAGCATCGCCCAGGGTACGTTCTAGCCTACCAGGTCCACCAGGTTCATTTGGCTTCATAGCATCCAATCCTATACCCACACCAGCAGCACCAGTTAGACCCTTCGTAAGTGTATCCATCCTATTCCAGGAGTTGTGGAGCATTTGTCCTGGGTGTGTGACCATACCATGCACAGTACCAGGCACTGTCATCCAACCCTGCTCGAAAGCTTTCTGATTAGCTACATCTCTAATCTGTTGACCTGCATTTGGTTTCGCTGCCAGCTCAGGCACAACACCCAGTTCTCTAGCTTTAGTCAAACGTTCAGCAGCTGTTCCCTCTATACCATGCCCTGTGAACTGGTACTTAGATCTATCCCAAAACTTCTTGGTTGCCTTACCGGCTGCTTCTCTACCACCCTTGGTAGCCAGTAAACCAGCACCAGTCAAACCTCCACCAACCAACGCACCTTTGGAAGCGCCCCTAAGTCTATCCCCAGGTTCAGCTGTACCAGCCCCTACCAATGCCCCTGCGCCTGCTCCTACCGCAAGCTTTCCACCATACGTACCCATCCTGCTACTAAGACCCTCTCGCACAGCTGGGATAAGCCTACGAATGCTTGCTAGAGGAAAAGCAGCCTCCTTATAAAGCTGATCTAACAATGCACTCATGTGGGTCTGTGTGATGTGTCTCATGTTAGTAACAACAGCTGTTCCTTGAGCTGCTTGTTCCTTAGAGCTTGATAATCCCACGCGACCTTCAATTTGGCTACCTGTATATCAACAGGGTTCTCCTCCAAGGTCAAGCCTTCTGGAGTACGTATGATTTCCCTATACTTTTGTTGCACTGCCGTGATCAAATCTGCTGACTCTATTCCCCGGTCTTTCAAGTATCTGTCAATCTCACTTTGACAAAATGCTATGGGATGTGGTGCATATAGAACATTCTCATCCAGTACACTGGCAGCTACGAAACTCTGTACCTCAAGAGTAAATACCTCCCCCGACCTAACCATCTCCGCTGCATCTACACTATTGAAAAGCTGTGCGATGGACGGCTTCTGAAGTACTTGCCAATCTGGAATGTTGTTGTTCAGTGCCTGTGTGATCCAACAGAACACTTCCCAGCTTGACCAATACATCTGCCCTATATGAAGAGTCTTGACTGCTTGAATCTTAGCCTTCGCATGATCTGAAATAGATGGTACGTGGAAGTCCTCTTTGATCTCTTTCCACAACGTCTCTGACTCCCACTCGAACCAGTCTGTTCCATACTTCCGCAACAGTGCTACATCGAACACTACTGGATGAGAATCGTGGTGTACGAATAAATTTTTGATCGTTACTGGTGTGGATTTTCTGTTCTGAATGTCTCCCACCATTACAGGTGGGAGACCAGTCATGTCATTGAGTGTTAGGTCAGGTTTAGTCTTATCAACAGTAACAAATGCCAAATCTCCGTCGAGTACAGTGGGCTCATTAACATCGACGGAGATAAGGGGATTCTGCTGGCCGACTTTTTCAAGTACGGCCAGCAGATCTGACTCGTGATCAAACATCTTGTGCGTTTTTGACTGTTAGCCAACAGTCCTAGAAGGTCCTGATGGTCCAGAGACTCCCGATGGGCCAGATGGACCAGATGGTCCTGAGACTCCTGATGGCCCAGAGACTCCCGAAGGACCAGAAACTCCTGATGGACCAGATGGACCGGAAGGACCTGTGGCACCACCCAACTCTGCGCTCAACGACCCTGTCCGCACGCCATTAGACACGACACTAATGGCAACCACATCTCCAGTAACACGTGGTGCCGTAGCCGGTATGTTCACTTTTATTTCTGTGTCAGTCCACGCTGCCGCACCTGCTGTACCAGTTGTGTTGAAAGGCACAGATGCAACACCAGCTACAGTCACCAGATTCTTCTCGTAAACTCCTACACCACCAGTAAACGGAGTAGTTGGTACCGCAGTGGTGAGTGCGCCAGTACCTGGGCTAGATGCTGTTGCTCTGATGATACCTGTCCACGTATGCGAGTTAGCATTGATCGATGTAGCTACTTCATTAGCAGTACTTCCACCCGTGACCGCAACATCAGCCGTACCACCCAACTGGATAGTCAGAAGCTTCGTCTCTACGAAGGACGTTGCTTCTACTGGCTGCCACACCACATCAAGACCGGCGGGATCAATACCAACACCAGTGCCAATGGCAGCAGCAATGATTCCGTAGCAAGAAGATGTAGGGTCGATGTATGCTGCATTGATAGCAGCAACAAGATCTGCAACAGTACTGCCACCGTCAGCATAACGAATACCAAGACGATTGGCAACAGTATCAAATGTGATCTTGAGGGAACCACCAATTACCGAAGCTTTGATCTGCGCCTCAAGACCCACATTTGCTGGGTTTGCAGCTGTTAGTACAAGCTTTGATGCACCCACTGTAAAAGTGAGTGTTCTTGTATCTGTATACGTAGCTGTAGGTGTTGCGGAACCGGCTGCAGGTGTACCTGGAGATGGGCCCGACAGTGGCGGCGGCAATACACACACATTGAGCTTGCTAACTCCTGGAGTCAAAGCAGTCAATGTCAGTGTGTCAGCAGTAAAGATCAATGCCGCACTATCAAACTTCTGCCCCTGTAGCAGATTTCTTCCAAACAGAGTCAACAAACCACCAGCGGGAAGGGGGTCATTACCCAACATAGCATCAAGCTCAGGGAATCCAACTCGTCCTTCCAAGTTTTCGAACCCCAGTTCTACATCACCCCGAAGGTCTGCAATTTCTCCCGGCAAACCTGTCTTACCCTTAGCTACCGAGTGCGGAATCTTTGCTCTTGCGAAACCGAATGATTGCGACATGTTGTTCTCCTTCTACGGCTGTGTATCGTTGAGAATCCTGGCGATGATCCTCTTGGAATCCAATGGCAGAGAATCGAACACTTCGCTCGGCTTCTCTACAAGTTCACTCGCCAGTTCTGTACCAAACTTTGCCTTGATTGCATGTATCTTCTGACTATCGTTTACCCCCACGTGCAGCAGATCTTCTGTCAGTCTATCAGCTCCCTGCTCCCATAGCCACTCTGCTGTTTTCTCCATCCCGAACACACAAGCTACTGGGTCGACAATGAAATCATCCCAGTACTGATCTAAGCCAGTCTTAACATCGAATGCTGTGAGTTCCTGGCAGAACTGATCTGGAGAAGCACTGGCATACTTGTCCAGCATACCACTCAGTGTATCCCTCTCCGGCGCATCATCTGCCCAGAATTGCATACGGGTACAAACAGAAGCTCGTACATCATCAGCCGGGGCAAAGTTCTTGCCAGCATACTTCCTGATGTTGTCGGTCACGGAGATATGAAGTTCACCAGCTCTGGCTGCTAGCTTGGTGCAGTATTCTCTACGGTCCTGTGGGTGTAGGCTCTTCCCATTCTCTTCGAACCACTTGTTGGCTTCCAGCACCTCACCATAGCTGTCGATGGGGAAACGCCCTTGGCCTAGCTTCTCTAGACAGTATCGGGAGTGGGCCCTCTTCTCAAACTGTGGGGGTGGTGACTTACCAGTGATGTCTACGTACAAATTAGATCCCTCTTTTGTCTTTCCGCTCTTAATCTTGGCCTTTGCTTTGCCCTTGACATCTGCCAGCTCTTTCCAGCTAAGGTTGTTCATATCTTTGCCGGCAGCTTCCATCCTCTCTAGCTCTTTAGCAAAGGCATCACCCTTAGTGAGGGTGTCTTTTGGACTGTTCCAAAATGCTCTCTTCTCAAGGCTAGCACTCTTCAAAGAGAACCATCCAGACGGCGGAGGTGGAGGAAACTTACCCGAGGTATCCACATGCAGTCTCTTAGCTAGCTGTGGCTGTACACTCTTCTCAAAGTCTTTCAAAGCATTGAGCTTACCAGGGGCACCCTTCATCATTGTTATTCGATCTAACAATCCGGCCCTCTTCTCATCTGTAGCCTTGAGCTGGCTATCTTCATCCGCCTCTTTGTTGGGGTTGGATTGGAGAGGCATGATAGCTGATCCAGTTAGATCTGCTGACTTCTTCTTGCCGGCCCCGAGATTGGCTTTTGCCTTACCCTTTACATCAGACAGCTCTTTCCAGCTAAGATTGTTCATATCCTTGCCAGCAGCTTCCATCTTCTCCAGCTCTTTGGCAAAGGCATCACCCTTGCTGAGAGTATCTTTGGGGCTATTCCAAAATGCTGACTGCTTCGTCTTGCCGGGCTTTGGAAACACTTTCTCAGCTTGGGTACGCTTGAACTTGCCATAACCCACATCCTTGGTTAATCGACTTACTCCCGCCTCGTGACCACCAGCACTACTAGCTTCTCTAGCAACTGCTGATGCCATCTGTCCGGTTTTGTGTGCTATAGATCTTCGTAGAAGATCTATTCCCTTCCTGCTGCTAGGAAGACCGGCATTACTACTAAGTATCTTTGCAAATGACTCTGCCTTAGTAGCTACCTTCTGGAGTTGCCAAGGTGGTTCTATCTGAAAAGCCTGGCAGTACTCCACTAGATTAGCTGCAGCTACCTTCTGTGCCTCTTCCGGTAGCTTGTCCTTGTTCTCCAGAAAGTATAGGGCAGAGAGGGCAGTGTTACCCTTGTCTACACAGGCAAACTTTCTTATCTTCTGACCCTGGTCTACCATAACCAGGGCAAAGGCATCATCAGGAAGTGCAGCCAGCTTCTCCTCCGACTGATAGTCAGCTTGCCGGATATAGTCCGGAAGCTGAGCATACGCAAGTTTGGTTTTCAGGACTGTGCCTGAGGGATCGTCATAGAAGTCGATGACCGAGCCTGTTTGCATGGGTATCTCCCAGCTCTAGATGATACGGGGCACGTAGAGGGTGTGTCAACCATAAGCTACCGCAGCAAAAGTACCAAAAACGCTGGGATAAGCAAAATAGTTCATACCCCTGCTAATGCCTACAGACAAGGCTTTTGTAACCACACAACAAAAGGAGATCAAATTGGGATACGCCGAGAGATTTAACCTGAACGAAACCCCAAGATGTTTCGGACATAGCGAATGCTATGACGATGATGACACCGACTGCAAAGCATGCAAGCACATGCACACCTGTAGACAAGAGGTGACTAGACTATCAGCAGCAGCCATGCCAAGAGTGGCATCTGCTTACACTCCCTACCGGCCCTCTGTTTCTACTCCTATCCGGCCAACCTATACACCAAGCTACAGCTCGAACTATCGACATGGTAGCTATCCAGGTACTGATGTACCCACATGGGAACCTGGTCCTATGCATGACAAAGATCCTGCGGTCACTCGCTTCTTCAAAGATGGTGCTGCTGGTGCAGCTCGAGGTCTGTTCTTTGAATTCTGGAGATTCTGGACTGTCTTCCGCCTCAAGTAATAGATCAACTTGACACAGTGCAATTAGACTGAGTCTAATTGCAACGCATCAAAACTTAGGAGAAACATGCACACCAAAAAGAAGACCCTAAAAAATAGAAACGACATCACGTGGACTCCTGTACTGCGAGGTGAAACATACTGTTCCCCAGCGTGCGGTAGTGGCTGCACTAAAAGTAACTATGATCATGCCGTAAAGAAGGGTGGGGAGTTGAAGAAGCGACTTATGGGACGCAACTGGAAGATACACATCGTGGAAAATATGTGTTGGTTCTTCTATGCAACTTCTGGCCCACTACAAGTGTATGAGACAGACGGCAAGTTCTACTGTATGTGCAGTGATGAACCCAACGGGCAAAATGGATCTTTGGTGTGGACCAGCTGCATAACACACACATTCAAAGATCCAAATGCTGCTGTGAAAGACACGCTAAATGCAGTACATAAAGCAATAGACAAACTGATTCATGTAGAGAACCTGGCTAAACGAGCCGCCGGATTATAAGGGCACAAATGACCAACCTGCATTTGATCAAGAGAGACCCTGACAAGGGTTACTTTGGTAGGCAACTGTGGATACCGAAGAAACATGTGAACGTGAGATCGATCAAGGCAGGGTTGGAATACCCTGTGATGGGGGATGAGGGTATTGCTTATCTACAGCTCTGGGAAGAGAACGAAACTCATATCATTGTTCCCCGCGAGTTCATTCCCAGAGACCAATACCCCATCCTCTCCTTTCCTATTATTCAAACTGGCCCTACTACCTTTCCCGCAGTCAGATTCAAGAGCTGCATCCAGCTAGACAAGAAGAAACCACATCAAACAGTTCAAAGAGATGCCTTCAAGGCAATGTGTGCATCTCGTAGTGGCATACTAAATCTGAGTTGTGGTACCGGCAAGACCTGCATAGCTCTCCACCACATAGCCACAAGGAAAGTGCCAGCCCTTGTGATAGTGAACAACACCACCCTCATTGACCAATGGACCAATCAGATAAATAAGTTCCTGGAAGTGGAGGGTGGTGTGGGGTTAGCACAAGGACCACCAGATACCTGGGATTGGGAAGGTAGAGGTATAGTGCTGGCTATGATCCATTCGCTGTCCATGCGCTATGAAGAGTTGCCAGCTGGCTTTGATAGATACTTCGGGGGGATATACTATGATGAAACGCATCATTTGTCTGCTCCCCTATTTGTACATTCCGCACCCATGTTCTACGGAGCACGGTATGGACTGACAGCAACAGTCAACAGAGAGGATGGTCTTGAGTCCATCTATCAGTACCACATTGGGCCTGTCTTCTTCCGATATCTTATGCAAGATCTAAAGCCTCGCATCTACATCCAAGAAATACCAGTCCACGTCAACTTCCAAGATCCAGATGTCAAGAAGGAGATATCAGACTGTAGAGGTATGCCCAGCATACCCAAGCTCCGTGGGTATGTGTGCACACGACCTGAGACAAATGAGTTCATAGCGAACAAGCTACAAGTACCCCTGCAAAAAGGACGTAAGGTACTGGCTCTCAGTCACTGTGTGGAGCAGCTGTGTGCGTTGAACGCTATGTTTCCAGACTCCGGCTTGTGCATTGGTGATGTAGCACCACATGAAAGAATCGAAACTTTGAGGCATAAGCAAATCACCTTTGGAACTCTGCAGTTAGTCAAGGAAGCCTTGGATGAAGAGACCCTAGACACCATCTTCTTCTTGACCCCGT